ATTCCGTTGGGATGCGGAAGACAATCTGCGTCTGTATGACTACGGCAATGCGGATGCAAATGACGGATATGGCGAGCGGCTGCGTCAATCGAAATGGATTGCACACGTCCCGAAGTACCACTCTGGCTATGTGCGGCGCGGTGGAGTGCACGCTGCGGCAGTATGGACGTGGCTATTCAAGACATGGGCGCGCAAATTCCACATCACTGGCGTCGAGAAATACGGGACGCCACAGACAATCGCAAAGGTGGCGCCGAATACGCCGCAGTCAGTACGCGATAGTATCCGACAATCACTCGAGCGGCTGTCATTCGACACTGTTGCGGTGATCGAGGACGGCGGCGAAATCATGATAGAGCCGCCAGCTCTAGGCACTGGAGATCTATACGAGCGATATCTGGATCGCGCGGACAAGTCACTGACCCAATGCTATCTCGGCGCCAGCGACACCAACGATCCCGGCGAGCATGGAGCGCGCGCCGCGGTGGAATCGCGCGTATCCGCCAATCTGGATCCGCGCATGCGCAATGACGCTGAGCAGCTCGCGGAAACGATCCGCAGGGTTCTGTTTCGCCCGGTGCTCAGTTTTATTTTGGCCACATTTGGCGGGAGAGTACCGCCGCTGCCGAAGCTAGTGTTCGGCAGTCAGGCAGACCAACAGCAGGCGATCGCTGTCCCGCCGCCATCGATTGTGGCTGCAGCGCTGCAGGCGGGAGTCGTGAGGGTCAATGAGCTCCGCTCGGCCATCGGCCTGCCACCGATCGAGGGGGGCGATTCCTTTGTCGAGCCGTTGTCTCCACTGGGGCCGCCGCAGCAGCAGCAACCGCCTGGGGGTGCGGACCCGGCCAGCCCTTTTCCGACCGACCAGCAGCAGTCGGCGACGATGGGTATTTCGCGGACGTCATCACGATGTCGGCACCCGCTCGCGCTAGCGCTGAGCGGCGAGTGGGACGGCCAGGACGAGTAATAGAGCAGGCGACGCTGCTGGCGGTCGAATCGCTGGTGCCAGTGCGCGAGCAGCTGTCGAGTCTGATCGCGGGCGCGTCGACGCTAGCGTCAGCGCAGGCGCGCATAGCAGAGTATGAGTTCGGGGCGCTCGATGCGGCGCAGCTGACCGCGGCCATTTTTTTGCCAGCTAGTCTCGCGGACATGGCAGGGCAGATCATGGTGCGCGAGCTCGAGCTAGGCAACGGCCGCCGTCAGATGTCGTCGGCGCCCTCTGTGCCATTCGTCGAGTTGCCTTGGGCTGAGGCATTGCGGGAATTCCGGGCGCTCGGGATCATGCGGACTGATGCGCTGGAGGAGCTACTGGACGGGTACAGTGACCGGTCCGAGGAGGCGCGCCAGCTGCTGCTGGAGCAGCTGCGCCGGCGGCTGACGGACGCGCTGGCGCGCAGCGTAGAGGAGGGACTGACGTATGAGCAGTTTGCAGTAGCGCTCGCCGACGACGGTGCGGGGCTCGGCATCAGCGCGCGTAACAGCGCGTATCTGCACACGGTATTTCGGACGAACATACAGACCGCATATGGAGCTGGCCGATATCGGCAGGTCACGGACCCGGATGTGGCAGGCGCGCGAGAGTACGTGCAGTACCGTACTGTCGGGGACAGCGCGGTGCGCGAGTCACATCGAGTGCTAGATGGTATGGTGTGGCGCGTGGACAATCCTGCCTGGCACAGAGTGGCCACACCTAATGGATTCAATTGCCGATGTGGTATAGTGAGTATGGATGCAGAGGACGTCATTGGGCTAGATGTGCAGAGAGATATACCGGTGGCCTACATAGCCGACCCACGATTTGATTCACCGCCGACGATGCTGGTGCAGCGAAGCCTGACATGAGTGGCGCGCAGCAGGCATACGCAGTCACGCATCATGGACGCCGCTATTACACGGCGCTGATGCCACTGGCGAAAAAGCCTGAGGGCAAAACATCCGTGGTGCATGTAGCGTATGAGGGCACATGGGATGGCCATCCGTCCGGGTCGATAGAGTTTACCGCCCAGGTGTTCGACGCGTTGGTGTCACGGTTCGAATCGCAACAGAATCCGATGCCAGTCGACTACGAGCACTCGTCGATGAGCCCTTCCCCGACGGGGTCACCAGCGGCTGGGTGGATCCACGAGCTGTGGAGGGATGGCGGCAATCTGTATGCGCGAGTCGAATGGACGGATCGCGCCGCGGAGTACATACGCCGCGGCGAGTATAGATACTGCTCGCCGGTCATCGACTTCGACTCGATCGATCGAAAGACAGGTGAAAGCGTAGGGCCGGAGATGTTCAATCTCGCGCTGACGAATAATCCATTTCTGGATGGGCAAAAACCAATTCGCCTGCGGGCACGAGAGGCACGAGAGCACATGGACAAAAGCTACACAGACATGATTGCGCGCGTACTCATGAGTAATGTAGTTGTGAAAAAGGTAGCAGAAGCAGTGATTGACGCGCTGCCGGCAAAGGCCACGCCAGAGCAAGTGATGCAGGCGGCGGGCGCTGCGGCCACGCTGCAGAGCGCAGCGCAGGAGTCGCCGGACGAGCCGGACGAAAGTCCTGCAGAGATGGGCGCTGCCGCTGCAGAGCCGGTGCAGATGGATGCGGTGGGCGCGGATGACGCTCAGCTGGCGGCCGGTCAAGAGGTGATCGCTATCCTCGCGGAGGCCAGCGGCCTCGACGAGGCAGGCGTGTTAGATGCAGTGCGCGCGCGTGCAGAGGAGCTCGGCGCACTGCTGGCGTCGACGGCTGCGCAGGATGGCACGCCGGCCGAGATCGCCGAGGAGTCGATAGCAGCGTCGAGGTCCACGTCTAACGTGGTCTCGCTCGATAAGGCGCGTGCCGATCGAGACCGCGCGCTCGCCACTGTGGTCGAGCTGCGAGCAGCGCGTCGCAGCGAGCAAGCAGCACAGGGCATGCAGCGCACAGTAGATGACCGGCGGCGTGCAGTGGACGCGCTGGTGCGGGACGGACTGATTCTCGAGCCCGAGCGCGAGGGGTATATGCAGATGTCTGCCACGGTATTCGCGACCATGCTCGCGGCGGCGCAGGCGGCGCCGCGAGTGCCGACTGGCACGCAGGCACGTGATGAGCCTGCGCCGAGCATCGATACGTCAGACCCGGATTATCGCGCCGCAGTGATTCTGGGGCGCGGTCAGACGGATGCGGTGAATCGGTACTACCGGCGAATCAAGTCGAGAAAGGACAACGGCCAATGACAGCACTCACAGCCAATGCAAGCCGAGTAAAAAACACTGACCGGGCGCAGGAGCTGGACGTCCCGGTTGCTACTCAGACCACGATCTATGCAGGTGCGATCTGCATGGCAGACGCCAGTGGATATGCCACGCCCGCTACTAGTGCGGCCGGAAATAACCTGCATCCGGTGCTCGGCGTAGCGACGGAAAAGGCGGACAACTCAGCAGGCGCGGCCGGCGCAATTGACGTCCGCGTCCAGACTGGACAGATCGAGTACTTCGCGGCACACGCAAGCGTCACGCAGGGCCTGATCGGTAAAGAGGTGTCGGCGCAGGACGACGATACTGTGATTGCCACTGCGACTACGTACTGCACTGTCGGCGTGCTGCGGTATCTGACGAGTGACGGCAAGGCCGCCGTACAGGTCGGCTTTAACGATCTGCTCTAAGGGGAGGGGACAGACGTGGCATCCAATATGAGCCTGAGTGAATCTCTCGCGGTAGCGAATACAGTAGCCCGCGAGGTGTGGTCGGAAATCATGGACGGTATGGGCCCGGGTACATCGGGTCTGTATACGACGACGTTTCCTTTGGACGGAGGAAAAACGTTCGACGGCAATTTCTTGGGTCCGAGTGGAGTCATCCGCGAATTCATCGGGCATAAGGAATACGATGTATTTCGCGCGTACAACTACGCGCTGACGGCGAGCATGAAGCATGTCTCGCACGAGATCCCTGGCATCGACTGGCGGCATGATCGAGCGTCAGTGATTGAGCGTAGAATCAGAAACTTTTTGTCCACCGCGCCGATGGCGGCAATAGATAAGCTGATCACTGACTCGCTGGTCAGCAATAGCGGAGAGGGAGCCACGTGCTACGACGGCACCGCGCTGATCAATACCTCGCACCCGCATGGTCCGAGCGCAGGCACTCAAAGCAACAAGACTACGTCTGCGCTGACGCACGTGACGTTTGACAGCGCGTTTGTTGCGATGACGTCATTCCGCGCCGAAAACGGCGAGACGCTAGACATCTCGCCAACACACCTCATGGTCGGTCCGAAGTTGTTTAAGATCGCGACCGAAATTACGAAGAGCACAGACCGCATCATCGCGGTCGATAACGCGGGAGTAGAGACAGGTACCCGCGTGGCGGCATCGACAGTCACGAATGTGTATGGTGGCGGGATGGTCGATCTAATTCTCAATAAGCGTCTAGTCGGGACGCAGGACGATTACTGGTACTTGATGGATCTGGGCAAGGGCGATGCCAAGCCCATGATCTACGTGGAGGCGCGCGCGCCAGAGGTCATCAGCCTGACGGACAAGCAGACCTCCGAGTCGTACTTCGAGCGGGATGTAGTGCGATTCTCGATGGAGACTGATTCGGCGCCCGGGTCTGGTGTGTGGCAAACCGTATATGGGGGCATTCTCTGATGATCGATCAAATGACTGGGCAAGTAACAGACCCGCCGCGCAAGGAGCAGCGCTATACAGTGCGCGTGGAATGCGATGCGGATAGTCAGGTGCTGCCAGGCGGGCATCTCGTGCGACGCGCGGACAATCCGACGACGTTGAAAAACGTCTACGAGTCAGACGTCGCCAAGATCGAGGAGCTGGTGGAGACAGACCTGGACGCCGTTGCGCGCGCGACAGAAATGTTTGAGGTCCGGCTGGATCGGCACATCAAAGCCCAAACGAAGATCGAGGAATATAACGAGACGGATCGAGGGAGGCAGCTGGCACAGCAGATGCGCCGGCAGTATGGCGAGAGCGTGCAGTCCGTATTTTTGGAGTCCACCGGCCGGCACATCAGGCCGTTGCGCAAGGTCGAGTGTGTAGAGGGGCCATTCCCGCCGCCGCCCGAGGCTGATCCTAACGCAGCGATGCTCAGCCTCATCGAGTCTATGGCGTACCGTGTCGTCTCACATATGTCGCCACAGCATCAAAAAGCCCAGGGGGGGAAGCGGTGAGAGCAGGGGCACGCTCACGGCGTGCCCCTGCGCCAGCGCGCTCGTCATGGCATGGATCGATGACACGTATGTAGCCAATCTGATTGGAAAGGATTTGCAGCGCTCGCTGTTTGCGACAGATGGCGCGTACTCGCCGGCGATGTTTTCGCAGCACGTAGCGAGCGCCACAGCGATAGTACGAGCAGCGTTGCTCAACAGCGGCTATACCCCGCCAGGCGACAGCACGACTAACGAGACGCTGAAACTCGCGGTGTTTGGCCAGCTGGTACGGTCGGCGTACCAGCGACCCGGGATCAATCTGACAATCCCAGATGCATGGTCAGTGTATCTCGGGCTGGCCGATGCCATCGTGACAGGTGAGTTAAGGATACCGGACCTGACGCCGTCCGACGCGGGCGCTGTCGGCGGGATGGAATTCTCCGAGGCGGACTCGACAGTAGCAGCATCACGTCCGCAGATATTCGGGCGCGGCAATCTGGGGTCAATGTGATCCGTGTCGATGGATTAGACCGGGCGAAGCGCTTGACAGCAGAGCGCATTCATCGAGCTCGCGATTTAACTAAGCCACTCAAGGCTGGAGCACTGGCGCTCGCCAAGCTCGTCGATGACTCGTTTCATTTTTCGCGGGCGCCAAGCGGCGAGTCGTGGAAGCCGCTCAAAAAGGCGTCGATAAAATCACGTCGTCGCGCGCGCGGAAAAAAAGGCAAGGCGCTGCAGAGATTGCTGCAGACGAGCAAGCCGTTGGTGGACACAAGGCGCCTGCGGAAAAGCATCTTTGCTGTCGGGACCAAGTCCACGATACAGTTCGGCGCGCGGAGCATCGCAAACTATGGGCTCTACCATCAGTGGGGCACACCCACTGTGCCGCGACGAGCGTTTCTCCCAGTGGAGCGCGTAAAAAACCAGTTCGTATTCATGGCTGTCGGGCCTGCTGCTGCTCTCCAAAACAAAATTAAAAACCTCATCATCAAGTACATTCTCGAGGGACGCTAATGCCGGGGCATGATTTCTCGGCACTGCGCTGTGCGATCAAAGAGCGCCTATGTGGAGAGCTCGGTGGCACGCGCAGGATGATCCCCGGCACGGTAGAGGATGGCGTGTTCGACGGCCAGCCTCTCGGCGCAGAGCAGGCCGCCGCGCTGCAGGTCCCACGGTTCGGCGTGGCGATCGATGGGTTTCGCAATCATGGTGCCACACCGATTAGCAATATCGGCAGCTCACGACTGGTGGAGATCGATATCACCATCACGTTTTCCTATCGTCTGCCGATCACTGTAGACCACGATGCGCGCGACGAAGTGCTAGCGCAGATGGCGACGGACGGCGATGCTGCGGTGCAGTCACTGAGCTATCCCGATGCGCTGCTATACACCGCAGCGGGACAAAACACATCGCTGGTGGGGGGCATACTGTGGGGGCCACGTGGCAGCACTGGCATGCCGCAGTGGCAGCGCATCGATGAGGACTGGGACGCTGGCATCGCGCACAGCGAGATCACAGCGAGCGGCGTGATCGATGTGGCTCAGACAGTGAGCGCTGCAAGCGCGTCCGGAGGTGATGACGTGAGCACTACGTCCGCAGAGATAGACATCTACGTACGCGACGTAGATGGCACAGACGACAACGATGGTCTATCGCCTGGCGCGCCACTCAAAACATGGCAGGCGGCAGTAGATTATCTCAACACATTCGCTGTGCACAATCATACCGTACGCGTGCATTTGGGGCCGCATTCGGGGGATGGATATGCGTGGGCGACAGAGCCCATCAAGCCACGCCTGTTGCGCAAGAATCTCTACATCTATGGTGACGGCGGGGGCGGCGCGACAGATGGATTTGTCGTGCTCAAGGCAACTAGTGGTGCAGGGTCTGGCAGCGGCATCGCACTAGTCAAGACCACCGGCATGTCGGCGAATGAATATCGTGGCTACACGATAGAGATCTTGACTGGAGATGCGGCGGGAGATCGCCGCACCATCAAAGAAACTACAACGACTAACATCGTGCCGATCATGGAGTTTAGCGCGGCGGTGCAGGCAGGCGATTCGTTCCGTGTCGTTAAGCCGGAGGTCGTACTCATACCGCCGACGACGATCGGCAACGCTACGGGGGCCCCGCTGTGTATTGGATGCGGCAGCGCTAGCGATTCGCTGTGGGATGGCAGTCAGTACGATTCGTCAGTCTGGTTTATCAACCTGTCGATTACTACACCGAGCGATGCCAACCGCTATCTCGGCGTAGTAGAGTCTGACGTCGTGTTTTTTGGCGTGGACACAGGCGACGAAAACAACAACCGGCCGATACATTGGTTCCCACAATCGCGATTGCGCAGCGGATTCGAGTCGTGGGGCGCTGCGTATTCGGCGCCAAACTCCGTAGACGATTTGGGCACGACGTTCGAGACGTCGTGGGTGGGCTGGGGCTATGCCATCCACGCGACGTTTAGCGGCGTCGTATTCGGGTCAGGCGACTATGCGCTAATGATCGTATCGCCGGGCATGGACACTCGCGGCAACTGCAGGATGACTATCTACGCTGGCAATCTGTACGGCTACCCGATAGTGAATTCCGCGGCGCTCAAACAGGACATATACGGAGTAGATGCCGCCGTACCCGGGACAGTGATCGCGGACTACACGGAGAGCATTGGGATTACGATCGATGGCCAGGGCAGCGGCGCCAAGCAGCACGCCATCGAAATCCAGGCTGGCACTCTGCATATCTATGGCAATGCGAATACAGTCATACAGAGCGGCAGTAACGCAAGCGCGCGCGCTATCGAGGTGGACTTTGGCGGCATCATGTATTGCACTGGCGCGCCGCAACTCAACAGCTCCGGCATAGGCTTGGTGACGAAGGATGGGGGCCGGGCGTATACGGCAGTGGAGCTGAGCGGCACGAATACTACTGCAGATTTTTCCGAGGACGGCGGCTCTACACTGCGATCGTTTGCCGCATTGACATCAGGCTCTAGCTTCGCGTACGAGGCAAGCATTATTGCGAGGGATTAGCACATGACAATCATGCAATCACGTATACAGTCGCTCGGGTTCGAGACAGAGGCAGCCGGGGCATTTGGGACGGACCTGTCCGCGACCGGCACGTATAAGCCGGTGCCTGCTCGCGAGGGCACGGTACAGCTCGCGATCAATAGGCCGACCGCGAGCCCGCTCACGCTGCAGCAGCACATCGATGGATATCCCACTGAGGTGCTGCTGCCGAAATCCGGCACGCTATCGTTCGACGTAAACTTAGACACGTTTGACGCCCGGGCCGGCGATGGCGTGGCGGCGCAGCAGGGCGCGCTCGGAGAAATGCTGGCAGTGGCGTTTGGCACTGAGCGGTTGGGCACCGGCGACACGATCAATGACGCGACGCCGGGAACTGAGACGAACACTGTCACGACGGCAGGACGATGGGAGGCGGGTGCCGCGGCGGGCATGCCCACGGGAGATAATGGCGAGCTCGAGTGTCGCGAGATAGAGGGCATGAGCGGTAGCGATCAGACGCTGAAGCTGGCGCTGTCCAACGCGCCGAGCAATGGCGGCACAATCTACAACGCTGCGACGTACTATTTATCCGAGCTAGACAGCACCGAGACGACGTCGGGACAGTTTCGGCTACAGGGTCGGCATATAGACGATCGGTGGTTGCTGATGGGCTGCGCGCTCGAGTCGATGACGCTAAATCTGACGGCCGGGCAGATCCCATACATCAGCATGACGTGGAAATTCGCCGACTGGAAGCACTCGGACGAAGCCGCTCTAGGCTTTGGTGCAGTGCTAGCAGACGTCACATACGCAAACAAACAAGAGCTAGTCGTCGCTGATAGCGAGCTACGAGTGCAGACGGTAGGCACGGCGACGCTGGCTAACACGGAGGTGCTGGCGTCCGAAATCACATTCGAGCCGAGCATTCAGTACACGGCTATTACTACGCCCGGCGGGGCGAATAACGTGCACATGTATTTGCGCACCCGGCAAACGGGCACGCCCGTAATCACCGGGTCGTTCACGTTGCCGTTTCAGGGCGAGGCCGTATGGCATGACGTGCGCAACGCGCAGACGCGCAAGGCGGTGTTTTTTCAGATCGGCAACAGCACAGCCAATGGCGCCGCGCTGATCGCAGCGCCCAACGTGCAGATCACAGATCATCAGATGGTAGACGTCGAGGGCATTAGCGGAGAGACCGTGAGTTGGAAAGGCTCCATAGATACCGACACAGGCGGCGCATCGACAGACCTGGCGCGTGCCGCATTTCGAATCCATCTATTTTGATTGATAGGGGGGGTGACCTATGCCATGGAAGACAATCAGCGTGTTAGATCCAGCGCTCGAGCACGCGCGGATGCGCACTGATGACGGCACGTTTGTGGATGATGTACGTCAGTACATCAGCACGCGAGATCTGGACTGGCTGGTGCCGAAATATGTACGCACGTCAGAGCGCCCTGCGGTGTTTGAGTTGCGCGATATCCCGAACACTCGCATCACGAGCTACGTAATGCAGGGCAGCAGCGACGAGGAAAAATTCCAGCGCGCATTTGTTGTGGCTGTCGAGCGTGTAGACGATCTAG